CTACGTTCACTTGGGCCGTTGGCTCCATGGATCGTCAGCTGAGCAACGGTGCTGTGCAAACCGTGCATTACACCGTTTCCGCCAATGACGGCACCTATTCCTCTGGTGCGTATGGCAGCGTTGGTCTTGACCAGCCTGAAGATGATTCTGATCTGACGCCTTATTCAGATCTGACTGAATCTTGGGCAATCGCTGCTGTAAAGGCCAAGCTTGGTGGTGCGGAGAAGGTCGCAGAAATTGAAGCTGCGCTCCAGCAACAAATTGACGTGCAGCGCACTCCTGTCTCTGGGTCTGGAGTTCCCTGGTGATGCAGCGCCCTGACCCGATGATCGCCTCCAAGCCGGGGGCGTCTGATTTGCCTGCGATGCGGGCTCGGACCATGTGGCTGGAAGAGCTGTATTTCCTCGATGGCCGTGACCAAATTTCCCATCCCCAATATGGCCTGTTTACGGGTTTGGCTTTGAAGTATCAGAACTTGGATTCAACTGACGGGATCTGATGGCTAAATCAATTAGCGGGCAAAGTTTCGTCCCTAGCAAGCCGAAAAAGACGCGTCAAGGGAATGGATCACATTCAAAACCGTCCCATGGACGGAAGAAGTATCGTGGCCAAGGAAAACGTTAACTCTCTTCCAAATGATCAAAACTCTCATTGCGAGTGGTGTCGCCGTTTCAGCAGCTGCGCTGGCATCTCCTGCGCTCGCAGGAACCTACCTGAACGTTGAAAACAACGCTGGATACCAAGACGGGTATCAAGGCTCGACTACAGATCTGCACGTTGGCTACGAAGGTGGCGACGGCATCTATGGCTTCTACATCCAAGGAGGTCCTGCGATTGTTTCCCCTGAGGGTGGCGACACTGACATGGAAGTGTCCGGCAAGATTGGTGGCAGCGTGCAAGTTGCTGAAAATGCCAGCATCTATGGCGAGGTGAGCTTCATCACTGCAGATGAGGATCCTTCAGTTGGAACCAAACTGGGTTACAAGTGGAACTTCTGAGCTACCTTTAGCTAGCAGAGCTGCTCCCCCTCTTGGTTCTCACACAGCAAGAGGGGGTTTTTCTTTAGCTATCTCGCCATGAGCGTCAAACTCAACGGCAACAGATTTTCTCCAATGGGATCTCGCGTCCCAACCGAGCTATTGCCCACTGCGATTAGATACGAAAACGCACGGGCGATGGTGTTTGAACAGTTTGGACAGCGTCAACGCGCTGATGAATGCTTGGCGCTGAAACGTATTTACGAGCGACGTAGCATGTTGGAGAGTACTTAGCTCTCTTGCAAGTGCAAAAACTTTTTAACGTGATGTCAGTCGCATCTTTTGTGATGTCAGCTGGCATGGTTGCTGGGTCGGTGCTGCTCTACACCCGAATTCCATCGCTGACGAAGTATTACATGAGTGAGCTGACGTTGGAGATGACGGAGGTTCTCACCAAGATGGTGCCTGGGAAGCTCGATGAGGTCATGCCAGAGTTGCCGACCACTACTGGTCCGGCTGTGCCGTTCAAAGTTCCATGAGTGATCAGATCAACTCACCAGCGCATTACACCAAAGGTCGCGTTGAGGCGATTGATGTAATTGAGGACGTTGTAGCTGGTGCGCCTGACGCTGTTACCGGCTACTTGGTAGGGCAAACGCTCAAGTATCTGCTGAGGGCATGGCACAAGGGAAACACCATGCAAGACCTGCAAAAGGCAGCTTGGTATCTCAATCGCGCTATCGACAGATTCAACCCTTAGGTGATCATCTTGGTGTTGGCAGTTGGATCATCGTCATGAGCTTCAGGGCCGAAGCCTTCAGCCTTGATTTTCGCCATGTTCAGTTCTGGCGCGGGTGCTTGAGGTTTCTGGTCAAAGGACGCAAGCCATTCGCGTAAGGCATCACCAGTTGGCGTGCCTTTCGGCCATTTCACCCACTTGAGGATTGCCTTGTGATCAGTGAACGGCCTAGCAGTTTTTCCGCACATTACGGTGTACACAACAGGCGGTCCTTCACGTCTGCGGTTACGTTCGATCCAGAGCTGACCTGCTGTAAACCGTTCTGACTTCATGCCGGAGATTCCTGAGATTGGGGTAAATGCAATCGGCGTTCCAACGATCTCTGTAGGTCAGCCAATCCCACCACCTGTTTTACCAGCAGCACCGCCAGTTACGTCTACGCGGTTTCCAGTTATTGATATGCCTGGCTGCGTGCGGGCCAGGATTGCTGTTGGCAATGGAACGGAAACGTTTGAAGAAGATCCACGCGGCAACGTGACGTTGTGTACTGGAGCCGTGCCTGTCTTTGAAGCGCCGGATTACAGGCCGCGTGACTTTACTTGGGTTGAACCGCCGAAGGCAGATATAAAAAAGCCGGAGGTGGCGGCTCCGGCTCAAGATGGTGTCTCTCTCCCAAAGCCGGGTCGCGATCCCGACATTCCAAAGGTGCCAAAAGATCCGCCATGTCCTCCCTTTGGATCAAAAGAAATCGGATCGTTGAACAAATTAGGGACAAAGGTTCTTGCTGGATACGAGCTGCAGGATGGCAAGTGCGTGAAGCTTTGGGATCCGGTGCCTGTTGGGCAGGTGATTCAAAACTATGTGCCTGACGCTGGTCCGACAGTGTCAGTTGCCTTGACTGCTGCGATTGCAACGACTGTGGCAATTTTTGCCAAGCCAATTGCGTCAGTACTGCAGAAGCTGGCAAAGCCTTTGACAAAGAAGGTAGTGAAGAAGATCAATCAGAAGCTTGGCCGTAAGGCAAAATTGGAATCTTTACAGGAGCGGCGGGCTGTGCAGCGTCACCGGAATCAAGCCATTCGCGATCTAAGACGGGCTTTGGGTAAATGATCTTGTGAGTGTGATCTTGTATCGCCTTCGGCTTTAGGACAACATCAGCGCAGATGGAATAAAACGGCGAAGTCTTGGCAAAACCGTAGCCACCCTTTAGGGCCTCAGAGCACGCTTTTAGCCGACCCATCTCGTAATTCAAACGTTTGTCAGCCAGGGCTTGTTCGTACAGCGCAACCTGTTTCCGTTGGGCGTCCTTACATAGGTTGATTGGTCCCCAGTCCAATGGGATTGAAAAGGTGGCTGTGATGCCAAAGTTATTGCTGAAATTTTGGCGGTAGCCTGTCCTCTGCGGCTTGTAATAGAGCACATTGCCAGGATTATCAGGAATCCCGTCTGGGCCATCAAGGCCTGTTTCTGGGTCGATTAGGCCAAAGTTGTCACTGTTGTCGTAAACCGGCTCTTGATAATACTGATTGTCTGGATTGCCAAAAGAGTGCGTAGTCGACGCAAAAGGAGAGATGTTGAGCGTGGCCCCATCGCACTGGATGCCACTGCCGACTGAATACTTCATGTATTGGCCAGGCGTGATCTGTACGGCCTGGTTGACCACTGAGCCACTGCTGTTTGAGACAGGGCTTGCGGTTGCACTAACTTGTGCTGCTGCAGGAGCGGTGTAGATAAGGCTAAGCAGCAGAGCAGACGCTGTTGCTCTCATTGACTAAAGGTACTGGTGGAGTCGATGACAGTTTCGGTAATAGTCTCGCGATCAATTATGACCTTTTCAATCAAGCCAGGCGTATTAAGTGTCTCGACGAACTGAAATGCAGCGCCTGGAACTGATTGTTTCCAGCTGGAACGACTGGAGAGGTTGATCTTGTTGCCGCTAATCGATGGACTAACGACACCACTGGTTGGCTCAACACCTGTGCCGCTCACCGTGTACTCAAATCCACTGCGATAAGACTCGGAAACGATTGACTCCTTGACAATGGTTTTTGACTCCGTGTGGGACGAGACTACGCCTTGGCTGAAGTTAGGCACGACCGGCACAGCCATTGCCGACGATGGCAACAGCAGCAAAACAATCAGCCGTCTCACCGTGTTGTCAGCTCGCTAATCACCTGTCCAATAGCGCTGGTGTTACCTGCACCTGGCGAAATCGTGACAGCTCCTGCTGTAGTGATAGTGCCAGCCAAGCCCGTGTTAGTGCCTGCAGCTGTACTGGTGACATCGCCAAAGGCAGGAACTTCACCAACCGTTGGGGCTGATGTTGGAACAGCGTCACCCTGCGTGTAACTGGTTGCAAAACTGAAAGCGTTGCCGCCAGTTGCCTGCGTTGCGTCTGGGATTGTGATGGCATTAACGCCATTCGTGGCAGCGCCAAGACCACCAAGAGCATCGCTAGTAGTTGAGCCACCTGAGGTCACGCTGGTGTCGACGCCGGTTCCGCTAATGCTGTAGCTATTGCCGACGCGAATAGCGCGAGTAGAAGCACCGCCAACCTCCAGTTGCACTGAGCTTTGGATTTTGTGCGTTAAATCAGCATGAGCAGGCAAAGCAGCCGCCAATGTGATTCCCAATACCAAAAATGCGCGGGTCATTTGATGCCGGTTTTGGAATCTTTGTTCTCAACGATAACGCTCTTCTCTTCTTTCTTCTTCTGGCCGTTACGGCCCACAGAAAGGCCGTAGCTAGCAGCCGTCGAGCTGAGCAGCGATGCGCTGAAGGTCACATCGATCGACTGCTTGAAAATGCCTAGGTAATTAGCGGTAATCACGCCCATAGCCCAGACCATAATGGTCAGCCGGACAAAGTCGCCAAGCCATCCATTGGAATGATCTTCCTGCTCTTCTGACTTCGTCTCCTTAGTCTCTGCCATGATTGAGCGAGTGTTAGGGGCGGGTCATGGTTGAAGTGTGGGCCGCCGTAGCGGGTGCCAGTGTCACGGTAGCTGGCCTAGGTGTTTCAGGCCTAAACCGTCAGAGTCAACAGGGCCGTGATTCTTTGGTGCGCCTCACAACGGCTGTAGACAATTTGTCCAGCAGACTACAAATACTGCACGACGACATCAAAACAAAAGACGTTGAGGTGTTTGCACGATTAAATGAATTGGAGCGTTCAGTAGCGCGACTGGAAGGTCATACCGATCGGCATTAACGTAAAGGTGGCATTTAAGGCAAAACCATGCTTTTAGTCCTCAAGCCAATCTTGATGACCATGTGGAAATCAAGAGCTTTCAAAGAGCTGATTGTGGCAATGCTGGAGAAAATCGTTGCAAGGACCGACAACGATCTGGACGACTTGGCCGTCAAGCATGTGAAGGAGTTGCTGCTGCCTGACACAAGGATTGAAAAGTAGGTGTCATCCGGCATCATCCAGCTGACCTTGCTTTTCATAGGCGTGGCCTTCGCTCTACTGCCGTTCTTCCAGTTTTTCCGTGGTACGCCCCACCAGTTGGCTGCAATTAAGGAGCTTGAGCAGTCAGTGCCAAAGGGACTACTGGAGGAAGACGCAGACTGGTTTCAGGCGTGGAAGGAGAGCGGGTATGACCAGCAGATCTACATGCCCTACTTCAAGCAACTCGATAACAAGACAGGAACTGGCTATCGAGAGTGTTTCAGCTCAGCAGCAGCCATGGTGGCTGCCTATTACAAGAAAGTTAAAACAGATGATGAGTACAACGAAATCCGTGCCAAGTACGGAGACACGACCTCAGTAGATGCTCAGTTGGCAGCCCTACGCAGTCTCGGCTTGCAGGCTGAGTTCCGTAAAGACGGTGATGCCGAGTTAGTTGAGCAC